TCTGGCTTTAGTGCTGCACCGGTCAAGAACGAAGGTTCTGCGATCCGGTACGACAACGGTCAGGAAGCATGGACTGCTCGATACAACCACGAGACTATCGCTCTTGGCTTCAGCCTGACCGAAGAAGCAATCGAAGATAACCTCTACGATTCGCTGTCGGCTCGCTACACCAAGGCGCTGGCTCGCGCTATGGCTTACACCAAGCAGGTTAAGGCAGCATCTGTTCTGAACAACGGCTTCTCGTCGACCTACCCAGGCGGCGATGGCGTTGCTCTGTTCAGCACTGCACACCCGATTGTGTCTGGCGGCAGCAACAGCAACACCCCGTCGACTCAGGTTGACCTGTCGGAAACTGCGTTGGAAAACGCTGTGATCCAGATCGCAGGTTGGACTGACGAACGTGGTCTGCTGATCGCAGCTCGTCCTCGTAAACTGATTGTGCCACCGGCACTCCAGTTCGTAGCTACCCGCCTGTTGGAAACCCAACTGCGTCCGGGCACCAATGACAACGACGTGAACGCGATCGTTAACAACGGTTCCATCCCGGAAGGCTATACGATCAACCACTTCTTGACCGACACGAACGCATGGTTCCTGACCACTGACGTTCCTAACGGCATGAAGCACTTTGTTCGTATCCCGTTGCAGAACTCCATGGACGGAGACTTCGATACAGGGAACGTTCGTTACAAAGCCCGTGAGCGCTACAGCTTTGGGTGGTCGGATCCGCTCGGAATGTTTGCAAGCCAAGGCGCATAAGCCAAAAGCTAGCATTCATGCGGTATCTGAGGGAGCTTCGGCTCCCTCTTTTATTTCCTCTTGCGTTACTTGTTTGGTTCAGGTACAATCGTTACAGAATTCAAGTGGAGCGTTACAGAAATCAAACGGAGGAAATATGGGTCGCGGAATCTACAAGATCATCAACGTAATCAACAACAAGTTCTACGTCGGCAGCGCGGTAGACCTAAAGCGCCGCAAGACTCGGCACTTTTCAGAGCTTCGTACTGGCAAGCATAAGAACAGGCACTTGCAGGCCGCATGGGTCAAGTATGGGGAGCAGGCTTTTGTATTCGTCGTCGTGGAAGAATTACCAGATGATGCCGATCTGCTGGCGGCGGAGAACGTTTGGCTCAAGGAGCATGTGGGCAAGGAGTATTGCTACAACTTAGGGGTAGATGCTACGGCTCCCATGACTGGCATGGGTGGTGAGCTTAGTCCTACGTGGGGATATGAACACACTGAAGATGCCAAAGTAAAAATTGGGATTGCAGCCAAAGGCAGAAAATTTACAGAAGAGGTCAATAAAAAGAAAACCGCTCATCTCATCGGCAAGCCAAAGTCAGCGGAAGTCAGGGCCAAAATCTCTGCCACCCTATCTGGCGAGGGCAACTACTGGAGGGGCAAGAAGCGGCCTGATCATGGCGCGAAGTGCAGCAAGACTGTCTTTGCCATGCCTGATGGGATTTTGTTTCCTAGCTTGCAGACGGTGCTGAAGTACTACGATATCAAAGCGCCGACCTTGCGCCGCGCACTTGTCAGCGGCAAGCCAATTACGCGGGGCAAACTGACCGGTTATACGTTCAAATACAGCGGTCTTGCAACGCCGACGGAACACGATATGAACCTGATAAATCAACGGCTATCTGCATAGCTTTCCTCTTGCATTTCCTCTGTGGTCATTGTATAAGCCTATTAATCCGGGAATTACCCGGTGTGGCAAACAGTCCCGGCTGACGTCAAGCAGATTGCCATACCGAACTCGCTTGAGAGGACAATTCGATGGCTGTATCTACTACCCAAAGCATTTGGCGTTCGGGCGGCGGTGATAACACTCGCCAAGCCTATTGCGGCACCGGCGTCATGGCAGCAACTTTCTATGTTGGTAACGCGGCTGTTGCTGGCAACGTTGTCGTTGCTCAAGGCCAAACTACCCCCGTTATTCTTCCTGCTAACGCTGTTGTCACGTCCGTGATCATCACGAACGGTCTGACTTCGGGCACGATGAATGTCGGCTACACCACTATCGACGGTGTGACTTCGAACGCTGCGTTCTACGTTTCGGCGTTGGCCGCTACCTCTGCTAAGACTGTTACTCCTGGTGCTACCGGCGCAGGTGCTGGCATCGGAACAGCAGGCAGCCCAACCCAAAACTTCACTGTTACAAGCGAAAGCGCAAGCTCGGCTGTTGGTGATGTCGCTGGCTACATTACGTACTTTGTGAATGACCCTCTGTTCGGTCAGCAGAACAACTAATAGGGGGCCAGCATGGCTCAACAAACAGACGTAAAAGCCCAGAGTCGTAGCTCGTCGGGAGTAATCTTTGAAGGCCGAACTCGTGTAAAGGGCATGATCATTGCCCCGACGTCGAGCGCTGGTAATGTGACTATTGTTGACGGTGGCACGAATGTGTTCACTGTGCAGACGGTTGCAAACGGCGAGGCTTTCAACTGCCTGATCCCGGCTGACGGCATCTTGTTCTACAACAATGTGACCGTAACGCTGGTGAACACATCTGTAACGGTGTTCTATGGCTAAGAAGACCCCATCCCTATCTATCGGTCGTGGCGAAAAGCTGCCCGTGTCGAAGGGTGCGGGTCTTACAGCTAAAGGGCGGGCCAAGTACAACCGCGAAACCGGAAGCAATTTGAAAGCGCCGCAGCCGGAAGGTGGCTCGCGCAAGAAATCATTTTGCGCTCGGATGTCAGGTATGCCGGGCCCGATGAAAGATGAAAAGGGCAGACCGACAAGAAAGGCTGCCGCGTTGAAAAGATGGAAGTGTTGACCGTGGATCTTGCATTTGTCTGGAACGGCGCATTGACGCTGTTTGTGGGCTTGTTTGCATACGTTGCCCATGAGAAGTTTTCTGAGCTTGCGCGTATCACGATCTTGTTGAACAAGACCCGTGAGGAGATAGCGCGTGACAATGTTACGAAGGCGGAAGTAGATCGTATTACTGATCATATCGACCAGCGGTTTAATCGTCTTGAGACCAAGATTGATCAACTGATTGAGTCGCAACGGAGGGTGTTATGAAGAAGAAGGTCAAGCGTTATCAAGATGGTGGCGTATTGCGTGATCGCTACGGCAATCCTGTGCGGTCTGGTTCTGGTGAAGTTGTGCGTACTCGGTTTCCAGAGCGTTCTTATGACGAGCAGGCATCTGCTTCTATGACGGAGAGCAGCGATTACACTGGCCGTCGCATGAAGAGTCCTGATGTTGAGGACATGGGCGACAGCAGCTATACGCCCAAAGGCAGAGCGGGCGCTCCCGATATTGGATATGGCGGTGGCGACGAAGACGAAGGCCCACGCACGTTGGCTAAGTACATGCGCTCCAGTCCGAAAGAAGATTCGGTGACTGTTGAGGAAAAAGAGGAAGTAACTGTTAAGCCAAAAGCGAAGCCAAAGCCAAAGGCAAAGACTGCTACTGAAATCGCTCGCAAGATGGGCGAAGGCTATATGAAGGCGGCAGAGGCAGCCAAGCCAACAAAGAAAGAGCCGATGTACGATCTGGCGAAAGCAGGCCGCGCTCTTGCTGACACCTTCTCGTCTGAACGCGCTACCAAGCGATATGCAGAATCAACGCCGTATGCTCGCGCCAAGATGGGCATGAAGTCTGGCGGCAAAGTTTCCAGCGCATCTTCTCGTGCAGACGGTATTGCTCAGCGCGGGAAGACTCGTGGGAAGGTTTGCTAATGGCTGACATGACAAACATGCAGGCTCGTATTCGTGAGCTTGAAGCCCGTCGTGCAAAAGGCGAGTCTGTGCCAGAGCTTGATGCGTTGTATCAAAAGATGGATGCGCTAACTAACAAAGCTCACTCGGAAGCTACCAAAGCCGTGACTGGTGAAACAGCAACCCCTGTTAAAAAAGCCAAGGGCGGCACCGCATCTTCCCGTGCCGATGGCTGTGCTATTCGCGGCAAAACCAAAGGGAAAATGGTATGAGAAAGCGCAGAAAGTTTGCTGATGGCGGTGCGATTGGCCCTAGTCAACAACCGACCTATCCGTTCTACGGCAATCAACCACAGGCTGGCGGCCAGAGCGGCGGCATGAATCAGACGTTCAACATGCAGCCACAGGCACAGGCCGGTCCGAATGATCAGATGGGTCAGATGCGTTTTGCCAAGGGCGGGCAGGCGAAGGTTGGTAAAGTCATGTCAGAGTTCAAGTCGGGCAAGTTGAAGTCATCGTCAGGTCAGAAGGTAACGAATCCCAAGCAGGCCATCGCAATCGGCTTATCCGAGGCTGGCCTTTCCAAGAAAGCCAAAGGAGGCGAAATGAAAGAGTCAAAAGCGATGGTCAAGAAGGAAGTGTCATTCATGAAGAAGAAGGGCGCACCGAAGTCGATGATCAAGCACGAAGCTGCTGAAATGGGCGCGATGAAAAAAGGCGGCAAGGTCAAGAAGATGGCAAACGGCGGCTTGGCTGCTGGTCATAAGTCTGCTGACGGCGTGGCAACCAAGGGTAAGACTAAGGCCATGCAGGTCAAGATGGCTGGTGGCAAAGGTATGAAAAAAGGCGGGTACTGCTGATATGCGGCCTTCACGCGGCATGGGTGCAATAGCCCGTAGCAAGATGCCCACGGCGAAGACGAAAGCTCGCCGGGATGACACCGACTTCACGGAGTATAAGAAGGGCGGCAAGGTCAAACCGGTCTGGGATCGTCCGCGTCCTACGAAGCTAGGCAAGCCGTCGGTGCTGACTGCTGTGAAGAAGGCTGCTGCGAAGGGTAGAGCCAAGTCGGCAGGGCGTCCTTACCCAAACATGGTCGATAACATCTGGGCGGCGAGAAAGAAGTAAATGGCCTACACCACATCCACGACGGCGTTTAACCCGACAGTCAACGACATCTTCGAAGAAGCTTTCGAGCGCGTTGGGCTGGAGATGCGTACGGGCTACGATTTTCGTACGGCTCGGCGCAGCTTGAACCTGTTGCTGACGGAGTGGGCTAACCGTGGGATTAACTTGTGGACTATCGAGCAGGGGACTATCCCGCTCGTGCAGGGGCAGATTACCTATGATCTACCTAATGACACCGTGGATCTTCTGGAACATGTTATTCGAACCAATCCTGGGCAGATCGGGACTCAGTCCGACATCAACATCAACCGAATCTCTGTTTCCACCTACGCCACAATCCCGAACAAGCTCACGCAAGGCAGGCCGATCCAAGTCTGGATAAACCGCCGTAGCGGGCAGACGACGGACGTGCCGGGTGCAACGCCGCAGTATCCGCAGATCAACGTGTGGCCGTCGCCAGATCAGGGCACGGCACAGACCCCGTACTACTACTTTGTGTACTGGCGGCTGCGCAGGATGTTTGATGCTGGCAACGGTGTGAATGTTGAGGACATCCCATTCCGCTTTCAGGAAGCCATCATCTGCGGGCTGGCATATCGGCTAGCGATGAAGGTGCCGGGTGGTCTGGAGCGGATTCAGTTCTTGAAGGCGCAGTACGACGAGGCGTGGGAAATGGCGGCAGGCGAAGATCGGGAGAAAGCACCTGATCGTTTGGTGCCTCGAATGATCACGTACAGGTGATGTATGCCTAGTAAGTACGCTAGTGGTAAGAACAGTATTTCGGAGTGTGATCGGTGCGGTTTCCGGTTTATGCTCAAAGTGTTGAAGACGCTGACGATCAAGACGAAGAACGTCAAGATCAAGGTGTGTCCTACGTGTTTTGAGCCTGACCAGCCGCAGTTGAGTCTTGGCTTGTATCCTGTGAATGACCCGCAGGCGGTACGGGAGCCAAGGCCAGATTTGTCTTACTGGCAGTCGGGCATGACAGGGTTGCAGACGGAATACAACTCTGGCACCAACATCTTGCAGAATGGATTTCCGGGCGGTGGTAGCCGGATCTTCCAGTGGGGTTGGGCACCGATTGGCGGGGCTAGGGCAAATGATGCGGGGCTGACACCGAACAACTTGGTGGCGCAAACAACGGTAGCAAACGTGACTATCAACTAGGAGTGAATGATGGACAACATGAAGAAGGTAGCCAAGGCCGAGGTGAAAGCGCATGAGAAGCGTATGCACAAAGGCATGAAAAAGGGTGGCGTTACCACTGCCGATCTGAAAAAATACGGGCGTAACGAAGCACGTATTCAGAACCAGAAAACCAAGTGAGGTTGACATGGCAAAGTACTCGATGAAAAAGGGCGGGAAGGAAGTTGGTCCCGCTTCCGTCTATGCGCCGCCGCACACCATGACTGGCAAGGCGGTGTCGGCCAAGCTGAAGAAAATGGAAGATCCCAACAATATCGCTGTCGATAAGTTGGGTCCGCGCACTGCTGTGCAGCGTGTATCTGCGGGCGATCCTGGCCGCGAGGACACGAAGACCACGGGTATCAAGATTCGCGGTACTGGCGCAGCTACTAAGGGTGTGATGGCTAGGGGTCCGATGGCATGAATTACACGGAGTTGACAGCCGCGATTCAGTCGTACACGGAGAACTACGAACAGGAGTTTGTCTCCTACATTCCGACGTTTATCCGTCAGACGGAAACTCGCGTCTACAACACCGTGCAGGTTCCTGCGCTGCGGGCAAATAAGACCGGCATCCTGTCTACCAACAACAAGTATCTGTCTGCGCCGAGCGACTTCTTGGCGGTGTACTCGCTGGCTGTGATTGAGAACTACGGCACAGCCACGGAGGAGTATCACTACCTGTTGAACAAGGATGTGAACTACATCCGTGCTGCGTATCCCACGCCAGCAGACAAGGGCTTGCCGCAGTACTACGCGATCTTTGGTCCGACGACGACAAGCAACGTCGTGACGGACGAGCTGTCATTCATCTTGGGTCCAACGCCGGACGCAGCCTACACGGTAGAGCTGCACTACTACTATTACCCAGAGTCGATCACAACGGCTCCAGATGGGCGCACATGGTTGGGTGACAACTATGAGCCTGTGCTGCTGTACGGCAGCCTGCGCGAAGCT